GTGCCGATTGTACCTGCTCGGACATCTCCTTAAAGATTTTGGACACAGGCTCGAACAGGAAGTACATCATGGTCTTAAATCCTCGGTGTTCGGAAGCAATGGAATCCATCGTCAGGGATATGCGGTCACCCATAAAGTCGAACTTCCGTTTACCTTCGGAAGAAAGCTCAGCGATATCTCGCGGCATTTTGCCGATATCGGAATCCCCCTTATCCCCGCCGCCAAAGATGTCACTGAAAAAGTCGACGACAGGCGAAAATACTTTATCATCCAAGAAGTCACCGAATGCATTTCCTGCGCTGGCAGTAGTTCCCCATGGATTTTCCTTGTACTCTTCCCGCATTTTCGCTTCGTTCTCTTGGAATCGTTTGATGCCGTCTTCGTACTCGGCACGATCTTCCGGTGACATATTGGCTACAATCCGCGCCTGCCGTTCTTGCATCTTCTGGAAAACAAAGTCGATGCCGTTTGCGCCTATTTCGCCTATGCCCCTAACCGCTGAGCCGATCGCAGAAGGTAACTTGTCCAGAGACAGGTTATCCTGCATAAACTTCAGAATCTCTTTGCCTGTATCATTGTTTGCGCCTACTGTGTCGTTTATCGTCTCCAGTACGGTAACTGCGCCTTCTTTTAGCGTCTGCACAGCGGTTACGATCACATCACCGACAGGCAGAAGCGCCTTCTGAAAGCGTGCTTCAGCGTCGAGATAGCCTTGACCCGTCGCTCCTTCGCGGTTTTGGTCGTAGTTGGCACCTGAGTCAATCGATCCATTCTGAAGTGCCCGCATTTGCTCAGGACTGAAGGCTTCCAGACCGTTTGTAGCATCATATAGTTCGGAAGCTTCCCGTTTGGAGCTTACGAAGCCGCCGTCGGTAAGCCACTTCTGAAGGATACGCTTCGACAGCTTTTCATTTCCACCTGACGCGCCTTTGATGTACTTTGCCATAGCTGGGATGTTGTCCTCATTCAGAATGCCGTCCTCGAAGGACGTTTCCAGATCGAACAGCCCCATATTGCCGTATTTCTCAGGGTTGAATCGTTGTAGGGCTTGGATACCCATCCATTTCCATGGGTTGCTGGCGTCGCTTCCGAAGATGCCGCCCAGACCGCCGATGATATTGGCACCACGGGAACCCGTCAGTTGGGTCATACCGTTCTGCATACCGATCGTATCAAGTGTCGTCTGGTACGCCAGAATCTGCTTAGCACTGCCGTCCTTCAGCGTGGTGTTCATTTGCTGAAGCAGAGCGTTATTCGTCTCCATGACTTCGGAAATACGTGTTGTCATACCGGACTTGGCAATGCTTCCTGCAATCGCGTCTGCAAAGTCCGAAGGGTTGCCCCCGCCGCCTGCGACGTTATTGCCGACGAGTCCAGCGACTTCCGAAGCTCCCAGACCATACGACCTTCCGAACTTCATAAGATCATACTGCCCGCCTGTCGACAGATTTCCTGCCGTACGGGTGTAGGCGTCAAGGAACTGCCATGATTCTTGTCCGGTGTAGCCCATCTGGTCGCGCATGCCCACATTCATCGCTTGGTCGTACATAGACGTATTGGAACCGCTTCGACCGCCGCCCCCGCGAATACGCTGAGCCAGATCGAGCGTGTCCACTTGGCGGGAATACGCCAGCTCGTAGGCTTTACTGCCCAGTGATGCGATGCCGCCGATGCCCGCCATGCCTAAGCCCACGCCCAGCATTCTGCCTACGCCGCCCAGCAGTCCCATCGCACCGGATACCAGACCAGCGCCTGTACCACCGCTTGAACCACTACTACCGCCTGATCCACCGCCTTCGGAAGCTCCAAATCGACCGCCTTCATTCATCCGCATCCGATGCAGGCGTTCCAGTGCTTCTGCCTGCTTACGGGTTTCAGCTACAACCTGCTCCCGTGCGTGTAATTCTTTTTCTAGCTCTTTCCGAGCGTCGCCACTGGCGCTTTGCATTTCGCGGTGCAATCGTTTTAGTGCTTCGTCCTGTAGATCAAGCTCGCGGTTGATCTCTCCAAGGGAGTCCTTAAAACGCTTAGAAAATAAATCAAGCGCACGTGTGTAGGCTCCGTATGTGTCCTTATCGAACATACCGCCCTTCCGTGCGCCGCGGTTTATTTCGCCCGTAACGTTTCGTAGGTCTGCTTGGAGATTCTTTAATCCGCTTCGAAGCTGTCCGAACTCGCCTTTGGCGGAGACTCGGATCGTTTGCTCAGTAGCCATAAAGACACCTCCTATTCAGTTGTGTGGAAGACTCGCTGGTTTACTTCTCCCAATCTTCTTTGGGATCATCAAGGTCGTCTATCTCAACGTCCTCCCAGTCTTCCGGTACATGTTTGGTCTCATTCTTCGGAACATATTGGACTTCGGAAGTAGCATCAGCATCTAAGCTGTCTGCTTCATCAGGAAGCATGCTGTCATCGTCCTCGGTCTCTTTATCGTAGTCGTCAAATTCTTCATCTTCGAAGTCTTTGCCGTTCGATTCCTTCATCTTCTTGTCATACTGGACATGCGCATACTCCATGTCGATCTGTTCATCCGTCATAGCTAAAATGCGCGGATCGGTCGGCGGGATGCCGCCATAGATGTGCTTCCGAAGTATCCAGAGCTTACGCTCCTTCGGTAGTCTCAGTATCGTCGGAAACAGCTCTCTGAACTGGTTTGCGAAACTGGCTTTCCCATTCTTCATAAAGATCATGAACGTGATATAGCAGATCAAGGTCGGATACTTTCGTTACGTCTGCCAGCCATTCTGGTCGCTTCTGAAGAACCACGGACAGCGTTGCCATAACGTGCGCCAAGAACTTGATGCCCTGATCGACCAGCTGTGCGTCTTTTGCCCCGCCTAAGCGAAGGAATTCCGACTTCAGCCCGCCCATTTTCATAACATCCATCGCCGTCGGCTTTCCGAAGACTACGGTGCCCTTATAATTGCGACCTTCCGAAGAAGTAAAGTCGACAGGTACCGAGTGCGTCAGTTCCCCGCCTTGTGCGACTTGTGCGTGCATTTTCATGGCTTCTTGAATCTTTTCCATGTTCGCGCTATTATCTTTTGACATTATTACCAGCTCCAATCTGTGATTTTCATGCTTATTATAGAACAAGCCCCATCCGTTTGGATAGGGCTTGGAGCGAACTTCCGAAGATTAAACCACTTTCTCAGGTGTGCCTTCGTCCGCAGACAGGAAGACCCAAGTCGCATTCTCACCGGATAGCGAGTTTGCAGTGTGGCTGGAGCTGTACTCATTCAAGGAACAGCCGCGATATACTTCGACGATCGCGTTGGTGTACTTGTCCGTAATTTCGATATCAATAATATCCATGTTCAGGATACCGATACCGAACTTCGCAAGTCCAAGTGTGACCAAGGACTTTTTGCGAATTTTGAACTTGTCCACCGAAACGGAACCGTCGTAAGTCAGCGCTACGTGCTCAGCTGGCATGATTGTCCCGATCTCGCGAACAGCTTCCTGACCGAACGATACACGTCCATTAATGGAACGCGCACGCCCGATCTCTTGACCTGCGATTTTGAATCTAATCGTATGACCCGCATGAACGGATTGGTTAGCTACGTTAGCCATGGCGTAAATCCCCCTTTACATTAGTTTGGACTTCCGAAGTCCTACAGCGTGAAGTGCGATGTGATCAAGAAGTTATTGATCGGCAGTGTCGGTTGACCTTCCCACTCCAGCGTGAAGATGGTGCCGTTTTTGATGACGCGCACGGATTCAGGCACATACCCTGCAATCCAGCCCGCCTTCTCGAAGCTTTCGATCAGCGTGATCAGATCGTTGTACATCGTTACTTCGATGCCCTTTACGCCTGCTTTACCGACGTACTTCTCTTCGAAGAAGCTTTCAAGGTTGTCGCTGATCACATCTTTCAATGTGGATACCGACAGCTCGTTCTTTGTCAGGTCAGTAGATGTAGCCAGTGTTTGTCCCTGCACAATGCGGTAACCTTTGTTACGCACATATTCCACCGGAGCAATGTGACCATCCAGCAAAGCTTTGATCGCTACGCTGTCGTACACTTTGCCCAAGCCAGCGAATTTCACGTATTTGTACGTGATCGGCTCTTGCGGTTCTTGGGAAGCCCAAAGACCTGCATACGCCGCCGCCAGATAGTGGGAACCCTTCAGCACTTTCTCGCCTGTGGAGTCGAACACATAAACGGCTGGGGAAGCCATGATACCGCGTTCGGTCGGCAATGCCGTCTGAAGCGCTACAATGGACGTTGTATCCATACCCGTCGCGTGCCCGTAGAATGCACGGCGGCGCTTACGGTTCGTAACGGTGGACATCGCTGTGACGTGGGTATCGATCTTAATATGAATTGCTGGAGCTGTCGTAACAGGTACGATACCGTCGACATACTCATTGTTCATGAGGTCGATCGCTGTCTGCCATTCGGAATCTGTTGGATTTGCCGCCGCCGCAACGACAGGAACAACCCCAATGATGTCGGCACCATGTTGCCATGCAATGCGCATCATATCCAGAAGTTCACACTCTTTTACGGCAAGTGTAGCCGCTTGCGGGTCATTGAAGTACGACACGGAAGTCGTAGACAACGTATGACCTACGCCTGCTTGTCCAACCATCGCCAAAACTTTGGATGCACCAAGCGTGACAATTGCCATATTTGCTGTGTCAACTGTGGAGAACGCACCCGTACGAGAAATCGTAGCTCCACCAAAGCTAATGTTGATAGGCATAGTCCTTTACCCCCTTCTATTCGTAAGTTTTATTGGATTGGGCTGTGAAAGCCATTTTCCACGCTTCTGCGGACTTCGGTTCAAGCCCTAACCCGCTTGCTCTACATTCGTATTTGAAGCTTGCAACCAGTCCAATATGTACAGGTACAATTTTCAAATACTCGTCCAGCGTTAGTGTAGCAACTTCCGCTTCGGAAGTCGATACTTCTACTGAAACTTCTTTTTGGACTTCGGAAGCAGGCACTGGAGCCTTCGTAGTCGTGCGTTTTGCCATCGAAATTCCTCCTTACGGTTTTAGTACACCGTTGTCGTTTACATCGGTGATGATCTCGACAGCTTCGGTGATTTCCACGTTTAACGGGTTCATGTACTCCATTGAAATGCTACTCCAGTAGATCGGGAATGGCGCTTTCTCCATGGTCGTGTCCTGCTCATCCCTGCCGCCCCGCAGAGCGACGTTCAGAAGCCCTTTTTCAACCAGCGGAAGGCGACTGGCGAAGAGGATGCCTTTTACCGCTAGGTAAAGCGTATCCCGTTCGTCTGCATTGAGATGCCACACCCTGACCTCCACCGACTCTTGGAAGAAGGTGCCCTGATAGGTCACATACTCGTTGGTCGTTTTGTTGTAATTCGTGCCGTGGAAGTCGCCGATAGACTGGCTGGTTTCATCATCATTCGAGCGGTTCACGCCAATGCAGGGTACCTCAGCTGGAGTGGCAGGATCAGAGCGGAGCACCTTTACATCGGGAAAACCCTTCCTCCGAAGCTCTTCCTTCAGAAGGTTCACTAGCTCGGTTTTCACATCGACCGTTGCGTATGTAAAGTTCATTGCCCTCACTCCCCTAATCCCATAAAGTATAAGTCCATTTCGAATCCGCGCCTGATCAGCATCAGTACTTCCTCACGGGTGTTCTCGACAACAGCGTCCCGAATAGGTCTTGGCTTCACGGCTGGGTACTGCCAGCTTCGGGGGTCGGAGTTCTCCGACAGCCTTCGGAAGGTCATGTACTGCGCGTGATTCTTCTGACCCATCCGAACCATACCGCTATAGATGCCCGTGCGGTGTGTGTAGCCTTGCCCTTCGGAATTGACCCGCTGAGAAGGAGCGATGTGACTGCGCTGACCATCTGCGCTTTTTCCGAGACGACCGCCCCATTCGTAGGTTTTTCCTGTCCAGACACGCTTCAGCATGCTGTTGCGGCGGGAAAAACCAAGATTTTTGGCTTGGGCGTAGATGTGGGCAGGCATAGCGGGAAGTCCGACTGTGTTCGGCGTTCCATGGCGGAACGGAACGGTGATAAACTTTTTGCCATCCTTGCCGACCTTCGCCTTCGGAGATGCCAGCAGTTTAGGCTTCATATCCCGTGCAGGCTGTCCGTCTTCGATGATCTTTCCGTGCGGGCTGGTTGTGAAGACTTCCCCTGTTAAGTCGTCTTTGAACCGGAGCCCTTCTTGAATGCTTCGAACGTAAGAGCCTGTTACGGTGTTAACGTGAAAGGTGCCACCGCTGTAGTTCACGCGAGCGCCCTGCGCATACTGAATCCAAGTGCGCTGGATGATCTCCGTGGACGACTTAACGGCTTCACGGGTGTACGTGAGCTTTCCATTTCCAGCCCGCTCTACAGCCTTCAGAACGTCGTCTAAGCTTGGTAAGTCAGCGGCGATTGTAACTAGGCTCATTTCACGTCAACCCCTCCAGCGCGGTATTTGAGCGCCACATAGCGCGGTAAATCCTGTTCATCTTGGTGTCTCGGCTTCGGAAGCGTGGCGCTGACCGTATACACGGGTCTGTGCTTGTAGGTGACGCTATACGTCTGACCTTCATCCGGTGCATTTCCGATCCACTCAATCACGTTCTCTGCGAGCGTGAAATCGGTGCCTTCCGTGTACTTAACGATTTCCCCTGTGAAAGGGTTATGGGTTCGGACGGTGATGATTTTGGTTACACGCTCGTTCAGAAGCTCATCCGCAGGACGGGTGTAGATCGGTGTCCCTCTGATCAGCAGTTCAGAAGTCTTCACTTCATCATCCAGCAGAGTAACCAGATCATACATACCGATGTCAAACATATAGTTGTCATGATCGTATAGCAGAGTTTCTACACCGCTCGTGTTGAGCGGGTGCTGTACGACTTTGAATACGCGCTTCGGAACGGTCATCACAGCGTCACCGATATCGAAAACGCCTGCGGATTCATCGAAGTCCTTGTTCTGCGTGATGCTCATAACAAGCCCGCGCTCCTGTACAGGGTCTTCGTAGGTGTAGCCTTTGCCACGGCAAGCTTGACAGTGATAGTTTGGCTGACCGCTGTCCATGTTCCAGCAGGAACAAAGAATCGCCTGACGCCATTCCACATCACGCCCGCGCCTAGCTATCAGTGTTTCAAACTTCGATACGTGTAATTTTACACTTGGCATATGCTACACCCCCTACAGACCTGTCATAGTGAAACCCCGTTCGGAAGTCCTTGCGGCTCCCTTTCTAGGGTCGAATAAGCTATCGATTTCTTCTTGGTACTGCTTGATGTGCGCGCCATAGGTTGCACTGGTGGCAGAAGCTGTCGTCGAGAAGGATTCAGAAAGCCCATCGATCGAAGTCGACAAGCTGGCGACTCCCGCCAGTACGGCATCCCCTGCGATACCCAGCACGTCAACTGCGGCAATCTTAGCCACGACGTTCCGAATGTCGTTTGGAATTTCGTACAGGCTGTAGCCAGCTTCGTAGTCCACATAGATCATCTGCGGCAGGTTGCGGTTCATGGTGCCTGTCACAAACGGGAAGCCCGATTGGGAACCGCCCAGAAGCGCAAACAGTGCAGGGTCTCCAGCGTACGGTACAAGGTGGATTTGACCGTTATCCTTGTACAGCTTGATCCATTCCGGTCGTTTCATGAAGTCCATGATGATCTGACCGTTCGGAAGCACAAGCTTTAGTCCCGTGATCTTCTGAACAGGTCGCTGTTTAAGCTGAAGGAACCCGTAGGTCATCCATGCCTTCACATCGTAGTCATAAGGCGCTTCTTCCTTTTCGTAGTCCTCGCCTTTTACCATCGACTCATCGGGGTTGCAGGCAATAACCGTCGGCTTCAGAAAGATGCCTAATTCACGCTCTACTCGGCTGATCGCCGCTTCAAGGAAGACCAGCAGATCAGCGTCAGCCATCGGACGACCTGCTTCATTCGTCAACGGTAAGCCGTAGCACCAACGATTCCGAACTTCGGAAGGCGTCGGAAGATTTGTTGGGCTGGTCACGCTGGTGATAGTGCCGTCCACATCTTTAATGACCGTATAGTAAGGTGTGATCGCCATTGCCGCTCACCGCCTTATGGACGATAAGCGACAACCGTGACGGGGGCATCCGTCGTGAACCAGTAGCACTGCAAAGGGACGATCCGCATTTCATTTGCTTTGAGCGGAATTCCCTGTGCTTTAAAGCCCTGATCGGGGTTGTCATTCACGTATATTTTTGTGTCGACGGTCGCCGTCACTTCAAGTACAAGCGGGGTATTACGCCCGAAGTCGCCCGATGTGACGTTCTCTAGGACTTGGACACCACGAAAGCCATAATACTGTGCCATGGGTCATCGCTCCTTTTACTTTGCTTTATTTGTTGCTGGAGCTGTGCGCTTCGGAGCCGTTGGTGCTTTGGCTGGTGCGTCCGGTGCTTCTGGCGCATCCGGTGCTCCTTCGGAAGGAAGAACAAATTCGTACTCATTCGGAATCTGCTCCAGAATGTCGGCTACCTCTTCGGAAACCTCTGCGACGCCATTTTCATCAAACTCGATGATCTCCCCGCCCGCTTTCACCTTATCTGCGAACGATCCGAACAATTTTCTTACTTTTACCATGCTCTTTCACTCCTTAAAGGAAATTTTGGATTAAAAAAGGAAGGGCTGGTCTAGCCCAAGCCCTTCCTTTAGATCGGTTATATTATCTGAGAACTGGCTTGATTGTACCGTAGGACGGTGCACCATAGTCAGGTGTGAACAGCTCTTTGTTGGAGTTGATTCCCAGTTTACCGATGTTTTTCACAACTACCATACGGCGTGGGTTGTAAACCTGAACCATACCGTAAAGCAAGATCATGAAGCGTTCGGAAGCGGAAATTCTAGCAAGCGGCAACTTCATCAAAGGAGCCAATTGTTTGAATGTCAACACGTTCTCGGAATCGTTGTCGATCAACACAGCTGTGTCAGTTCCCGGAATGTCGAAGTTGCGGTCAGTGATGACTTGCGTACCGCCTGTGCCTGCATCCTTCACTTCGAAAGCGAACAATGCTTTGGACGGGTCGGACGTCACGCCACGGTATACACGGTAGCTTTTCGCTGGTGGATCGGAAACAACACGGTTGATCGTGATGTCAACTTTTTGACCAGCTGTAACAGCTTCCCCAGCGCCATCCGCATAAAGCGGTGTGGATTCGCCAGCCGAGTTTTTCGCCGAAATGAAGTAGTGGTATGTACCAGCATCCATTTTGGATGTAGCATCTGCTCCAGCTACAACAGCGCCTGCTCCAGCTGTAGGAACAGCAGGTGCACCTTTTTGCGATACAGCTTTAGGAGCTGTGTCAGGCTTCAGGAAGATGTTGTTTACGAAGTCGATGTCAGCCACGTTTGCGGAATATCCGCGAACTGGTTGACCCAATCTCGTTTCGCCAGAACCCATTTGGATACGTTGGCGACCGCCGTTACCAGTGATCAGCTTGGAGAAGTCTTTGTGAACTTGGTTCGTCAAGTGGAATTGCAAGTTGCTGGAACCGTAGTTGTCAGCGATAACTGTAGCAATGTCCTCAAGCGTATTCTCGTCCACGACTTGACCGCGCATATCGATGATGTGCTGGTTTTGGTACGGTTTGCCAGTTACGAAGTTGCGAACTTGGGCAATGACGCCGTCGAAAGCAAGCGGATCGATACTGGAGTCACCGAAGTACAAAGAACGCTCCAATTGTTGCAACAGCCACAATGTTCCGTTCGTTTGCTCGCGAGCTACAATGTCGCCCACAGTGTTGTTCACCAAGGTAGCAGGGTGCGTGATTACACGCGTTGTACCTAGGAACTTCACCATTTGGGATTGACGAATGTAGTTCGAGTCTTCTTCATTCGGAAGTCCACCCTCCGTGAAGAACGGAGAAGAGTTACCACCGTAGCTGTCCAGCACGTTGAATTCTTCAACAGTGTTGAAAGCTTGTTTTTTCCCAATGCTGTTCCAGAACTTGATGTGTTGTTGCCCTGCGGCTACAATTTTCAATGTTCCTTCCAAGGATTGAGGACGAAGCGCGGACATGTCGTTGTAGGCGCCATTACCATAAGCTTCGCCGTCTTGCCCTGTACCCAAGGCTTTGTTCAGCTCTTCCATGCGTTGCATAGTAGATTCGCCAAACTCGGTCAAACCGTCAATAAGTTGATCTGCCATGGTTGTATACCCCCTTCGGTTAGTGGACTATTTCAAGCCCAATTCATTTTTTAAGCGTGGCGGCAAGTTGAGCTTGTCCAGACCTACGCCACCTTCAAAACGGGCAATTTCTCCGCCGTTAAGCTCGCCTGCTTCAAAGGATTTCATAAGAATATCGCCGATAGCCTTACGTGTTAACGGCGCACCGTTAGCAGGCGTATCGATCGACTTCTGAAGTGTTTGGACTTCACGCTGGTTCACAACGGATTTACGTCCAACAGGTCGTTCAGCGATTGTATCGAGCGACTTCCGAAGCTCGGCATTTTCGCTTTCCAACCCTTCAACCTTCATCGCCATGTCTTGAACGACTTGTGCGACGGTGGTCAAAGACTTCACGATGGCAACTTGTTGCTTTGTCATGTGTGTGAGGGACTTCTGAAGTCCTTCCATGCCAAAGCCCATTTCGTCAACCAAAGCAGTGAGGAAGTCGGAAACTTCGAAGGCTTGTCCATGATCGTCGGCTAAGGATTTACGAAGGTCGGAGCCCACGGATTTCTCCATTTCTTCCTCTTCTTCACTATCCTCGTTGTCTTCGTCGTCAGAATCGTCTGCATCCTCGTCGTCTTCGGAATCTTCTTCCGAACCTTCGGATTCATCATCCGTATCTGCGTCGTCGTCACCTACGGACTTTTCAAGCTCTTCCAGTTCTTCTTCCGGTGCGTCTGCTTCCAGCGACTTCTGAAGCTCTTCGATGTCGCTATCCAGCAACTGAGCTAACGT